CTTGAAGGGTGGGTACGATGAGTATCTCAGGATGCTCATCAGCGAGGATCTTGGCGGCGCCCTCTTCCGTAGGAACATGGAAGAGGCTGTGCTCGCTGCTTCTCGCCGTTGCCCACCTTTTGTTGGCAAGGACAGTCTCCTGAACCGGCTTCTCGCTAAGTGCCGTGCGGGCCCGTTTCAGGACGAGGAGTATCCAGGAGTTCTCAGAGGGTATGGTACCCTTCTTAGTCTCGAGAACTTCTTCTCGTCCGTTGTGGGCCCCACTGGTACCGTCGTTCATTCGGCGACGGCACTTGGCGAGCAAGGTAACAAGGTGCGTGTGATTACCGTCCCTCCTGCAGCGGTGTTTACTGCAGGGACCATAGTACGGAAGAAAGTGTTCCCGGTTCTTAGGAAACGGGATCACCGCCTTCGTCATTTCGAAGGCCGTGTTAGACAAGACGGCCTGGTCGAAGGTCTTCATGGTACCCTGCGCGGTGATCAGCAGTACTTGTCTGCTGACTTGACAAAGGCGACAGACGGTTTTGGACATGGTGCGATTGAGGCCGTTCTCCGCGGCCTTGGCAGGGCAGGCCTTAGCCCGGCTTACCTTGAACTTGCTCGCGGCTCCTTGGGCGTTGGGGGCAAGAAGCATTATGTCCGTTACCGTAAGTCGCAGTTCACCGAACATCACTGGCGGGAGATGCTCAACTTGCGTGGTCGATTGAGGGAAGGGGAAGAGTGTGTCCTTCTCCCGATGGAGAGAGGCTGTTTGATGGGCACTCCGTTGTCCTTCACAGTCTTGTCCCTCATCAACGGTTGGTGTTGTAACGCTCTTGGTCCCATCACGTGCATTTGCGGTGATGACGTGGTGGCCGTTACAAGACCAGCGCAAGTTGCATCCTATTCGAGGCGAGTAACCTCGGTAGGTAGTGGACTGCATCAGCGGAAGTCCTTCTTCGGACGGAAAGGCTGGACCTTTTGCGAGGTCTTTGGGATTGTCGGCGGTGATGGCCGTGCAGCCTTCTTCAATCCTTATCCGCTGAAACAGTTCATGCGAGACGGTAATGGTGTTATGGAACGCGGTAATTACTTCGCCCCTCAGTGGAAAGCACTGAGGCGTGTCGCCCGCGTCCTCTGTAAAGATGTCCGCGCTCGAGCGCGATCTCTGGGACGTCCTCCTGAGCTGCCCGTAGAGCTCGGAGGTCTTGGGCATCCTAGCAAAGGGATGCGCAGTGTACCAAAGGTCGTTCGGGCTCAACTTTACAGATTGCTCTGTGACACACAGGGCATTAACACCTCCAAGTACGTGAACAGGGTCGATGTCTTCTATGCTCCAAGTGACCCGCACTTGTTTGAGATGATACGTTCGACATTCGCTGCGGACTATGATGGATGCGTACCAGCGCTTTCCACCATGTGTCCCAGTGAAGGGCTGTCGTATGTATCTAACCGAGAGATTCGTAGGTTTGTTGCAAAACAATCCCACGAGGTATACTGGTCTCTCGGTGGAAGTACTAGACCCTGCACACCGAAGTCTATGAAACCAGGAAGGCTTAAGCTCCCGACTCCTTCTTCTTCTG